GGCGAGTGGTACGAGTTCAACCACAACGGCATTCACTACGTAGGCCGCGCCACGGGCGTTCTGACAGGTGGCGGCGAGGTCGAGCTTGACGCCTGGAAGGGCGACTCGATGAACTTCGTTCGCTACGCCATTGGCGGCCTGCCTGTTGCGGATTGCGTGGGCGGCCCCGTCCCCGGCCCTGATGAGGGGAAGGCGGCGGACAGGATCGGTGTCTGGAAGCAGGACAAGAAATGCGAGGACTGCGGAGGTCCCGTGTGCCGTGGCGATGCGGTCTGGTGCCATGAGTGCTGGGCTGGACATAAGACGACGCCGGACGGGGCGCGTTGTTCGTGCGGCGACTACGTGGCCAGCAAGAAGCCGCCGCCCCCGCCCCGCTGCGCTCCTGGGTGTACGCCGAAGGAGCCGTGTTGGACGCGCGACGCGTGCCCGGCGTTGCGCGAGGGGATTGTCAGCCAAATGGCTATGGCGAGCATGTACGCTGAGAGCCGACGCGCCGACTGGGCAGAAGCCCGCGAGTGGCGAGCCCGCAGCGTAGCCGCCCCGATGCGCACCGGCCTGGGCGGGCTTGCGTGCGGGATGGTGAACGTGGAGCATGGGGTCCGTAGGAGGCCCAAACCGTGAAGCTAGAGCCGACGCACTACGACCCGTGCCCGATGTGGGAGTCGACCACCGACAACCCCGACTTAGGCGAGGTGCGCGCGTTCTGCGGCAAGACGTGGGCGGTACAGCATGGCAGCGGTCCCATCAGCATCGTGGCTCAGGCGGTGCACGATCTGGAGCATGTGACGTGCGATGAGTGCAAGGCGGCCGAACAGGAGGCGAGGACGTGAAGCTAGAGCCGACGCGGGAGCAGTTGGAGGCCGTGCGCGACGAACTCATGTCGTCGGTGGTCTACGGCGGCGACAAGTGGGTTGTTGCGGCCGAGGACGTATGGCGGCTGGTCGCAGCGCAAGTGGCCCCCATGGTCCTGGAGGCGGCGGCGAGGGAGGCTGAAGAGTCTGCGCTTGACGAGGCCGGCGAAGGGCTTGTTCGTCACGCTCAAGGCGCTAATCGAGCCGCCCAGCGCATCCGCGAGATGGCGAAGGGGGAGTGATGGACACCTGGCCCGAGTCCTGGCCAACCAAGGCGGCCTACACGCTGTGCGACCTGTGTGCGCAGAAGATCAAGGCGGCGAAGCCGGGACAGATCATCGAACTGTGCCCAGGCTGCTCGAAGGCGTCACGGAACTGGATGGGCACCGTCAAGCGCGTAGTGGGCACGCCAGCCAAGGACCAGCCGTGACGCTGGTGTGCCCACGCTGCGAGTGCCCGGCCACGCCCGATCACGAGTGCGTGACGCACGTAGCCCCCATGTCGAACCGGTGGGCCGAGTTCCTGGCCGGTGCCATGGACGAGCAGCATGCCAAGAACGAACGCGCAAAGGACAGGCCATGAAGCCCTGCGTGTGGTGCGAAACGGCCCCCTGTCGCTGCCAGGAAATCGAGCGCACCATGGCGGCCCTGGAGGCGCTGTTCATGTGGGGCGTGGCTGAACGAGCCGAGCGGTTCGGGGAGAGCGTGAAGAAGTGGCGCAAGATGGGCGACAAGGCGGCCAAGCGGGCTATCAGGCTCAACGGAGGCAAGCCGTGACGCTGGCTGATGAGCAGCGGCAACGGCGCCTGACAAGGCTACACGAGGAGTTCCTGCGCCAGTGCGAACCGTGGGTGAAGCTGAAGGCCCAGGTGATGGCTACGAGGCTGCCGGCGCGCATGGTGTTCACCCGGGACAGCATCGAGATGGTGAACGTGCCTGACCCAGACGGAGGCGCGGTCATTGCCCAGTGCGACGAGGCGATGGCGCACCTGGCGCGTTGGCTCGAACGGGAGGCGGGGCAGCCGTGACGCTGGTGGAGGTGGTGAGGGAGGCGCTGCCGTGGTTCATCGGAGGCGCCGCGCTGTCGTTCCTCCTGGGACGCTGGAACAGGCGCAAGAGGCAACCGTGAAGCGCAAGGGCAAGGCGAAGGGGCGGTGGTACTGGGGGACGTTGCCTAGCGGGCTGTGGGTGCCGTTCAAGTCGCGCCGCAAGTTGAAGGCCGGCGAGCATCACACCGTGCGCTTCGCCGACTGCGTCCATGCGCTCAAGGTGGAGGGTACGATGAAGGCGTCAGAGAGGCGGCCCAAGCGCCAGCAGCAGCCCGCCAAGCGCAAGGGGCGGACGCGGTAGAACTAGCGCGTCACCCGAAACAATCAGAAACACGATTGGCGGCCAAATCAGCGTCGCTTTGTCACTCTCACGAACGAGTGATTGCGCAGTTACGAACGGCGGGCGTAACGAGGCATACAGACAGCATTTGCTGCCGCATGGCGTTCTAACCCAACGCGCGCGCTGTAGCTTGGAGCCCGTGGCGACTCTTCACGAGAAGACGCCGGCCCGAAGCTGACGCAAGAACTGCTCGAGGTCGTCAACGTGGACGTACCAGCACGCACGAGGCGACTTGCGGACGCGGTCATCGGCGTAGTGGCGCGTTGATATGCGTTGAGCCCTGAGAGCGCCAGCGCGAATCCAGCGGTAGATGGTGGCTTTACTACGGCCCAGGTGCCGGCAGAGAGCCGGGATGCCGATCCATTGAGGCCCGAGGGTCACGAATGGAGTGTAACGCGAGGGCTGACGACTGGGCGACGGGGCGAATGGCGACGGGGAAATTGGCCGCACGCGCTCTCTAATTCCCGCCCGGCGCCCTCAACGCGATTTGTGCAATACCGACATGTCGCAGTCAACGGACTACCAATCCACTGACCCGGTAGTTACCCTACCAGGGTAAGCACTCTGCAACGAATCTCGCTACTTAGCCCGTCACTCTCACAGCAGCAGGTGATTGTTTCCAGGTGGTACGCTGCTGGAGGTGGCAAGTCCTGGGGTACCCCGCGCGAATCCAGGTGCAGGGCAGAGCGACGACGCTGCTGCAGCTGAGGCTACGCAGCCTCACGCAGGCGCAGCGATTGGTGGAGCTCGCGACGTTCAGCCACCGACGCTGACGACGACAGGGGCACCGACGCTCGGAGCGACGGGGACGACGCTGGTCGAGGGCGAGTTGGTCGACAGCGGCTCGAGGCAGGCAGGGCAGGGGGGGGAGGCCAGGGGGCGCCCCCCCTCGATCGCGTCGTCGGCCCCCCCGCTCCCAAAATTCTCCACCCCTCACCTTTCGCCGCACAGCGACACGTCCCTCACGACGACGCTCGCTCCCGGTGCCATTCGCAAACCGACGTTGATGGACCGGCAGATGGCGTTGGTCCGCAAGGTAGACGAGCGGGTCAAGCGCAAGGCGACGCGGATTGTGGAGGCGGCGTTGGCAGGTGCGGAGCTCAACGACGACGGGACGCCTGTGGAGCCTCACCGGCACATGGGCGAGCACGGCCGGCCGCTGGATGATCGGGGGAAGGAGTGGAGTGGGGTGCGGTACCGGGTGGCGATGGATGCGAGAAAGCCGCTCAAGCAGCAGCCGGGGTACTTGGCGATGGCTCAACGGGTGCTGGAGAGTTACAAGCGGGCCGAGGCGGCGAAGGAACCGGCGCCCGAGTTGGGGGCGGATATCCGGGTGTACCTGACGCAGAACGTGTTCAATTACCCGACGAAGGACGTCAGCGACCGGGGGGGGAAGTGAACCACAAGCGCGGCAAGCCGAAGTCCAGGCGGTCGGGCTGCCTCCACTGCAAGGGCTGGAAGCACCAGCGCGAGGCCAAGGCGGAGCGGTTCAAGGCATCGGAGCGGCGCAAGCTCCAGGAGCCGGTGAAGCCATGAAGCCCCACGGCGGCTACAAGCCTTGGGTGCCCAGGGAGCAGTGGAAGTGGTGCTGTGCCTACAACACCGCGTTCGGGTCGCGGCGCCAGTCGCGCACGGGCGAAAAGGCCGCGTGGCAGCGCGAGGTGGACGAAGAAAAGACGGGGCCCGGCATTTCCAGTGCTCGGACCCCGTGTCGAACCCCCATCCGCAAAGAAGTGAGCCGACGACCGGGAAGATAGCCGGGACACTTGCGGTGTCAAGAAAAGTGGCCCGGGGAGGCGCCGAGGGGAACGGCGCCCGTCGCCGCGATGGATCAGATCGCGACTACCCCGAGCCTAAAAGTATACGCCGGTCGAGCGCGTCCATGCGGACGCGCGCGGCGCGCTCTAGTCTCTGGCCGGCGCTCTTCGGGCGGCGCATGAGAATGAGCTCGTAACGACCGGGGGAGACGGTGACCGCCAGCCCGTTCCGGTAGACGACTCCCCACCCCGTCGCCTCATACTGCGCCACGGTGGCGAACCTGCGAGCCCTGGCGTTCACGAAGATGTAGTCGTGGTCTCGGCGCAGTCGTAGCGCGTGTGTCTGCGCAGTGATCTGCTGTTTTTTGCGCTTCACGGCGTCACGTCTTCGGTGCGGCAACTGCTTGCCGATGGGCCGCCAGTCTACGGCGAGCCTCACGGAGTTGTTTCGCGTTTCTGGCAACTATCCCGTCAAGCATGTCCACAGTCCACGCGTTCACGAGCGCCGGGCAGCCGCAGACCCGCAGGCACTTTCCCCGCAGAGACGTCCCGCTCCGGTGTTGATGGCTGCTTACGGCGTGTCCGCAGACGCACCTCTCGTACAAATCGTGGATCGTCACCCCGTCACCACCAATCCCGCGTCGCCATTCACCGCCGGCTTGTCTCGGAGGAAGTGACGCAGGAACAGCGGTGCCGGGCAGCGGTACACCTCGTCGAGCGGTATCAGCGCAATCGGGTACTGGCCGTCCTTGGAGACGATATTGCGGGTCACCTGCGAGCCCATGAGGTGGACGACGTAATCGAGGTGCTCGAACCCGAGCTTGGTTCCCTCGGCGACGACCTCGGAGCCTTCCGGGGGCGTCTGCCAGCTGTCCTGACCGTCCACGGTGACCAGCACTTCCGTTTCGCCTGCCTCGTTCTTGCGGATCTTCTCGGGCGGCACGATGAGCAGCCCTTGGCGCAGGTTGAATCCGCCCCGTAACTGGCAGTTGGTGTAATCGGCGCCGATCGGGAACGCCGGGAGCATGGCCCGGATGATCGCTTCGCGGTTGTGTCTAGCTTCGTTCACGGCTGAGTTTCCTCTTCTGGCGCGCGCGCCGGTTGTATTCCGCGAAAGCCGCGGCATGTTTTTCGCATCTGTAGTTCTCCCCGGTGACGACCTCGCAACCCTCGTACGCACACAGGCCATATCTGCGTCGCTCCTGTCGGTGTCTGGCCTGCTTGGAGTTGGCCGGTCGTTGCGGCTGCTTGTTCCGCGCCATGCGCCCCTTGGCCACGGCGTCGCGCATGTTGTCCAACTGCGTTCCCAGGAACAGGTGACTTGGTTTGACGCAAGAGCGGTTGTCGCACTTGTGGCACACGTACATGCCCTCTGGGATGGGGCCGACGAATAGCGTCCAGGCTACGCGGTGGGCTAGGCCCGTCTGCTTATAGCCAGCGGATGCCCGTCCGTAGCCATCGGGGAGGCGGCAGCCTGTCCACTCCCAACACCCGCTCTGCGCCGGTCGCGCCCTTCGCAGAAATCGGATCACCTGCCCCATGTCTTCGCTCTGTTGCGTTTCGTGCATCTGTCACTTTCAACAGTTGCAATTCGTGCAACAGACGTCAAGGCTGTTGAAAGTGACGCGGCAGCTTGTCCATGTGAAAGCGCGCAGGGCAAAGGGGCTTTGCGCGTTCGAGGGCTGCCCGAAGGTCACCGGCGACCGGTACCGCTGCGACGAGCACGCCAAGGCACACGCGGCGGCGGTGCTTCTGTGGCGTGGCAAGCGCACGGCGAAGGAGGCAAGCAAGTGAGTCTCGAGATCGGGCAGAAGGTCGTGCGCGTGGGTGGTCCGTCCCGTGACGGACAGCGTGGTCACGTCGTGCAGATGGACGACGGCGGGCTCGGTGTGCAGCTCGACCGCGCTGCAGAGCGGCTGATCGTGCCGCTGACCGAGCGCAACCGGACCGAGTGGGCGCCGGATACGCGCTCGTCGCTGCAGCCGATGCAGATGGCGCGCGTTTCGTACGGTGCCGATCGCGAACTGCGCATCGCCCGCGGCGAATACGGCGTCAAGGAGTGGATGAACCTGGCCGAGCGCGACCGGGTGGCGTGGATGCAGGCTGGTGCGCCGGCATCCGACGCGGACAGGCGGCGCCTTTACCTCGCCATCACGGCCGCGCTCAAGGGGGAGTGACCGTGAAGTACCTGCAGCGCAGCTTCACCGTCGCCCCAGGCAACGAAAAGGCGTATCGCGACAACTACGATCGGATTTTCGGCAAGAAATCGGAGCCGAAAAAGGCCCGCATCCGCGTCCGTAAGCAACTGCAGCCGAAGAAGGCGGGCGGTTGAGGCTGACCGTCCCGTTTCCGGTGTCCGACAAGCCCATCGAGCAGGGCGGGCTGCTCTATTGGGTCAACAGCGAGGCGCAAAAGCTGTTTCGGCAGATCCGCACGTTTGCCAATGCGCTGGCAGTGGAGCGAAAGACGGCCGATACGGCTGGTGACGGCGCGTACGTTCGGATCTGGGAGTCGGACGCCATGCCGACTAACGCTTGCTGGGCGGTTGTGGCCAACGTCGTCGGCGTTACGAAGTCGGGAACGGCGCAGCGTGCGTCTTACGGCATCGCCGGAACGTTCCAGTCGACCAGCAGCACGGTCGCCCAGGTCGATACGGACACGACGCTGTGGTCGGACGAGTCGACGGCTGCGATCAACGCCCGATTTGGCGTGGATACGGCGTCGCGGACGGTCTACGTCGAGGTTCGTGACGACGGGGCGAGCCCGATGCGTTTTTCCGCCGTGGTGCAGGTGAATGAGGCGCTGCCGTCGTGACGATTGCAGCGCTCTTGCTGGCGGTCTTCGCCATGCACTATGACCCGGCACCGGTCCAGCGCGAATTCCACGCGCTGCAGACCACGGAGGCACTCTTTGGTGGCTCGGCCGGCCCCGGCAAGTCGCTGGCGCTCACCTGCGACCCGTTCGACCAGATCATAGTCGAGCACGAGCGCTGCAAAGCCGGCGAGTTGCGCTGGGGCGAGTCGTCGGGGATGGCGATCCACTTCCGGCGCGAGATGCCGCGCCTGGAAGAGACGATGTTCCGGGCGAAGGTGCTCTACAGCAAGCTCGACTCGGGCTTCAAGTGGGCCGAGCAGATCCACCTGGGCACGTTCTCGAGCGGCTACCGCGTCAAGTTCGCCCACCTCAAGGACAACGACGCGTTTCTCAACTACCGCTCTAACCAGTACACCCGCGTCTACTTCGACGAGTTGATCGAATTCGAGGCCGACCAGTACCACGAACTCGTCGGCCGCTGCCGTTCCACGGATCCGGTGCTGCGGCAGATGCTCAAGGTCCGCGCGGCGTCCAACCCCGCCCCGAACTGGGTCCGCGAATACTTCGTCGACCCTGCGCCGAGGGGCCGGGTCATCCTGAAAAAGCGGTTCAAGCTACGGGACGGCTCCATCGAGGAGCGCACGCGGCTGTTTCTGCCGGCGAAGCTCTACGACAACCCCGACAAAGAGTACGTCCGCCAGTACGAAGCGAACCTCATGGACAAGCCGCACCACATCCGCGCGGCGCAACTCCATGGCGATTGGTACATCGTCGCGGGCGCGTTCTTCGCCGAGGAGTGGGACGTAGATCGCGTCGTCGTCAAGCCGTTCAAGATTCCCGCCGGCTGGCGCAAGTTTCGCAGCGGCGACTGGGGCTACAAAGAGGAGTGCGTGATCCTGTGGTGGGCCGTCGACCCTGACGGCAACCTGATTTGCTACCGGGAACTGACGCTCAACGGCCGCAAGGCCCGTCACCGGTACGACGCGCGCGAGGTCGCCGAGAAGATCAAGGAGATCGAACAGGCGGCCGGCGAGTGGAACAACACCCGCGGCTGCTCGCGTCTGCAGGGCTGGATGGATACGCAACTCTGGGAGGAGCGCGGCCACCGCGGCCCGACCATGGCGGATGACATGGCGTCCGTCGGCGTCTACTGGAACAAGGCGACCAAGGGGCGCAAGCAGGCGGCGCAGCAGTTCATCAAGCGGCTGAACGAGCAGGGCCCCAACGGTGAGCCGGGGGTCATGTTCTTCGAGACGTGCCGCGGCTGCATCACGACGATTCCCGCTATCGGAACCGACGCGACCGACCCGGAGAAGCCGGCGGACGGCGGGCCCGATCACTGGTGGGCGGCGGTCAGCTACGCAGTCGCGGCGAACCCGCTGCCCAGCGGAAACGAGCACAGCAACTACCAGGACGATGACGACTACGACGATGCGCCCAGGGCCCAAAACTGGGGCCGCTACGGATACGGGAGTTAGCCCATGGAAAACGACCAGGAAAAGAAACCCGTCTCCGTGGAGATGGATCAGGACGACGACAAGGCAGAGCAGGCGCTAGCCGACTATCCCGCCGATGCGCCCAACATCGTGCCGTTCTTCCTGCAGCATGGTGACGCGGGAAAGCTGTTCCTGAAGAAGCTGTCGGATCAGTTCTGGGACGACTACCAGACGGCGTGGGACAGCTGCGAGGACTGGCGGAACCGGTGCGCGGAGAACAACCGGATCATCACCGGGCATCTCAAGGGCAAGAACCTGCCCTATGCCGGCTGCGCAAACGCGCACATGCCGATCGCGCTCGAGCGCATGTTGCGGCTGACCAGCAACGTGTTCGTCGAAATCTTCATCGAGCGGGACACCATCTTCGGCGTCAAGCCCACCGGTCCCGACGACTTCGAAGACGCCGAGGTGCTGACCATCCACGGCAACTGGCAGCTACAGAACGAGCAGACCGACTTCATCCGCCAGCAGCACCGGGGCGTCTGGAACTACTTCACCACGGGCTCTGTGTTCGCCCACTCGTCGCGGGACACGGCCAAGGACCGCAACCGCCACGACATCATGAACTGCGACGAGATGTTCGTGCCGTACGTCTGGACGACGTACGAGACGGACATGAGCGACGTTCCCTACAAGGGCCGCATCATCCGCAAGTACCGGCACGAGCTCGAAGCGCTGCGCGACGCTGACGACCCTGGTAAGGCGTGGGCGAACGTCGACGCGGTATTGGCCAAGGACCCGCCGGCCTGGGACATCATCAGCGAGACGAAGGCGCGCGAGGAAGGCGCCAAGCACGAAGGCATCATCGCGCCCGACCGGAACAAGCGCGCGCCCTACGTGTTCATCGAGTACCACGGCTGGGCGCAGATGCCGGGGGCCAAGTCGATGCGCCCGGTGTGCGCCATCCTCGACGTCAGCACCAAGGAACTGACCAAGCTCTACATCCGTGAAGAGGACGACTGGCGCGACCGCGCCCGCTACGACTTCCAACTCGAGGAGAAGGCCCGCTACGAAGAGGATCTGCAGGCGTACCAGGCGGCCATGGAGCAGGAGCAGAGCCTACGTATGGCGCTGCAGAACCCCGAGATCCTGCCCGAAGACAGGATGGAGCTCGAATCCGCGCTGGCCGCCGAGCCGCTGCAGCCGCCCGTGCCACCAGCATGGATGGAAGGCGGGAAGACCGAGCCCGACCCGATTCGCAAGGTGCCGCTTGAGTACTTCAGCCACGGCGTCTGCGCGGAAAACCCGTTCGGCATGCTGGGGCTGTCGTTCGGGTCCATCCAGGCGGACCTAAACCGCCTGGCCAACGAAGCACTCAACCGCTTCTACGACGCCGCGACGCTGGGCAACGTCTGGTCGGTGATCGCGCCCGAGTCGTTGGACTTCGGGTCCACGCAGCTCGGCATCGGACCCGGCAAGGTCATCCGCGTAAAGGGGATGACGGGCGAGCAGATAAAGAACAGCATCATCGAGCTCAAGCCAGCCCCCGCGAACCCGCAGTTGCTCGACATCGTCGGTATGGCCGAGGAGGCGGCTGACAGTTCAATCGCGGCGCCGTCCGTGCTCTCGGGCGAGCCGGGCAAGAGCGGCGAGACGTTCCGCGGGCTGGCGACGCGCGTGGAGAAGGCGACACGGCAACTGAGCGCGGCCGGGATCAAGTACCTCGACTTCCTGACCAACATCCTGCGCAACAACGCGCGACTTAACTCGTACTTCCTGCCCGATGAGCAGGTGCTGCAGGTGCTCGACCACGTCGACCTGCCGGATTTCCTGCTCGGCGGCAAGCCACGGCCGACCACGCGGGGCATGCGTGAGATCCACATCGGCCGCGACATGTACCGTCGCAATTACGACGTGACGTTCACCGCCGACGTGCGGTTCGCCTCACAGGCGCAGCGGATCAGCGAGGCTGACGAACTGGTGGCGATGGCCGAGCACCCGGCGCTGCAGGGCAACGCGGCCTTTGCGTACCAGGCGATTGCCAAGTCGCTGCGGGCGCGCGGGCAGCACGACATGATCCCGACCCTCGGCCCGCCGCCGCCCATGCCAGAGGTGCCGATGGGTATGGCACCGCCGATGGACGTGGCAATGGGCGGGCAGGCGATGGGACCGCCCGATACGACGCTGCCCGGCGGCCCTCCAGGCGAGCCACCACCTGAGGACGTGCCGACGCCAGAGGCAGCGCCGGGGCCGATCCAGGGGCCGCAGCCGGGGGCAGAGGCGTGATCGACGGACTGAGCGCGGATGACCTGGACGGCTGGCGGTCCAACCCCGTAACCCGCGCCATCATGCGCGAGGTCGACAAGCGGGCGAAGGAGAAGGCCACCGAGCTCCGCAACGCCTCGGTCGACGCCAGCCTGGACCGCGTGCGCCGCGTGTCGGGGGCGCTGGAAGAGATCGAATGGATTCAGAAGCTCATGAACTCCAAGGGGGTCGAAGACACATGAACCTGGTTGAGGACGTCAGCAACGGCCACAACAAGAAGCCGCCCAAGGCCAAGAA